GCCTGATCGAGATTGAATCTCACAATGTTACTTTGCCGGATTGGGACCTCGCGAGGCCCTTTCCGTATGGAGTGCATTAACCAGATTGTGGTTAGCAACCTGGACTACTAGCAATAGGAGTCTGGAATGCAGTTGAATTCAGTCTACGCCTAAATTAACTAGGGACCCTTAGGTTCACGATTTTGTCCACATGGATACTTTCGTAGAGCCACTAGGGTTTTCTTTTGGTTTAGTGCGACGATCTCTCGCCCTTCCGATCACCGATCGGGAGAATAGGTCTGAACCCTCGAAAGAGTCCACCCTATACTTAGGAGAATGTCCCCTAAGCTAGTCTATTCTTTGACTAGAGGTTAATTGTTTCCCAAACCTCAAAGGCATAGATTATTATAGTCCCTCTATGTAAGGGCGCCCTGGTCGCATCGATGATATTCGAGGCCTCCATTGGGTAGATCTTTTACAATCAGCCAATGAGGATGTATTACTACATCTCTTCATATTGCTCATCACGAAGACGACTCATCACCCTAGCTTCCGCTTCGGGTGAGAGTAGACTAAGTGCCCGCACATATGATAGGTCCTCTCGATGGAAGATACCGTCTAAATGGATATCATTTTCCGTGAAGACGACCCCAGCCACCTGATAGGTGAAGAAGGGGACAATGGATCCGTCACTGACCTGAACAAGTTCAGTCCAGATACCATCACCATTGGCATTCATGATCGAGAATTGCGCCGACGGGCCCGGGGTCCAAGAGTTTTCGGACTCTTGTTCTCCTCCGTGTTCCGTAGGTATAAGTTCTACTGAAGTAGGAATTACTTCCGTCTCCAGTGGCCCTTCAAGTAATGCCATTGCCATCCCTTTGATCGGTAGACATCGCTCATTAACTTTACGAGCTAATTCGGTGTGTAGCCAGGCTTGTGCCGAACGGAAAGTCTTAATTAAGGCTGACCGTTTCGCTCCTCCGAATTCATCTCGAATTCGTTCAAAGAAGTTCGGACTCGGTAATGCGGCGATTGCATCCCGTATTTCCTCAACACGAGCCCAGATCTCATTGAGATCGTCTAAAGACGGTTCTTCTAATGAGTTAAGTCGCTCCTGTAGAGACTTAAGATCAATCTTGAGCTCCCCTACCAAAGGTAAGACTACGTAGATATTCCAAGCTTCCGCCTGGATGTTCTCCTCGTCAAACCACGTATCGATGTTACCACCATACGCCGAATCAGGGTAGATAACCGTTTCCAGTTTCTCCCTCATCCGTATGATCTGGTTGCTCGCCTTATCTCTTAAAGAATTAAACAGGCGTTCCCCTATCGCTAAGAGAACCTCCTGCGGTACCTCCCGAACTTCCCCAGTATTCCACTGTAGGAGCCATTGCATCACTGCAAGACCCCATGGTGAACCAGGTCGGGACAGAAGGATCGCAAGACCCTGGAGACGTGATCTCGTCTTTAACACAGCTGGTAGCCGTGCTATAGAACGATGACCGTAACCTAGGACTTTGGAGGCCTTACGCAATGTTTCCATCAACGTACCGGACACTCCAAAACGTGTTAATATCTGCTCAAGAACTGCGTGGTCCGCTTTCGCGACACCAACTGCCAGTAGAGAGATACCAGACACGTCTTTCCCTTTGGCAAAAGTTCGTTTTGCGAACTCGAAGCCGCCGGTAGACGAAATCAAGGATTTCGCCAGTCCATACTCAACGCCTATCTCTAGGAGAAGAGCCAGGTATTCCTGGGCTACCTTGTAATTGGCGATTACAATATCGTCACCAAGGAGCGCGTATTCATCAAAGAACCTGATTGAACCTGTCGCGCGGTATGCCGCGTATTGAACTAGGCAATGATGGCATAGACTAAAAGCTGCCCAACTGGTCAGTGCCCCCATGGGCTGTCCTGAACCATACACTAAAGGTGTATCAGCTTCGGGCCCAGAGACACCTTTCGGTGCTCTAGGTGTGAGATAATACCTCTCTACGAGGATCTTAGCCCACAGTTTAGCCAGCTTAGGGCCAATTATAACCGAAAGCACTACCTGTTGCAGAGACAGGGGAAACCGGTCTGTAGCTGATGATAAATCATAGCTATAGAACTCACGATAGCCTAAGTCAATTAGACGCTGAGCAGGACGAATTTGATTAAACGTCCCATCAGTCCTCAATTTTCCGAGAATTCGGAAAAGGAGGTCGTGAAGCGGTTTCATGATACACTGCGTGAGGCTATCCACCATGGCAAATACCCGCACTTTTCCGGCAGGTTCGACCTTGTAACCTAGTTTCCCGAGTCCTTTCGGACGGCCGAAACCGGGATATTTAAACGGATTGTAGTCATCTTCCCGCACCTTTCGGCGAACGGAAAGAGCTACACGCTTAGCGACGAATAGGATCCGGCTTATTGCCTGGTCACCTACGATGTCGAGCCATTCTTTTAAACACGGGTATAAATCCGTGAAAAGGTGAGTTGGGTTTTCCCCATTCCCCTCAGAGAATAACTCGAAAGCTTGCCATTGATTGGCATCGGTAAATATAGCCGAAGTATTCGTTCCTGTTAGGTTCGATACTAGCTTTCCGTTGGGAAGACGCTTTGTCTTCTTACGGCCATCGATCCATGATTCCTCATGGACTCCACCACTATTCGGTCCGGATTTAAACAGAGCCAGTAACCGGGGTTTGAGGTCACAAGGGATTCCTTCCCACTTAAAGGTGATCCACGACGCGGCGAGATCATGAACGAAATTGATAATTTCGGATAGAGAGTATTTCTCTCCTATCACATCATAATTCGCGGTTCTCACGCTTACGCATGAGCTTCGACGTCGAATCCATAAAGTGGCTAATTGGTCATACCCAATCTCACGAAAGAGAATAGGTAGCCAATCATTTAAGAATAGAATCCACCCTCTTAGGAAACTTGGCCTCATTGCTGAGCCATCAGTGATCGACTGAAGTTTAAGTTTTCCAGGAATCTCGATTACTCGATATAACTGGAAGAACGAAAGCCAAATTCGTATCGTCCAAGGGTCACCTGAACGGATACTTTTCCGCATCACTGCGGGTATCACACGAGGAATGCCGGAACCTTTTGTACGGCGTACTGCGACCCCTAGCGCTTGGGTAGCGTTGATCCGTTGACCTCCAGCGGCCTGTTGTAATAAAACAGAGCAGGCTTTGAGGTACTTCACGACGTATCCCCAACCGCATGATCGTTGCATGCGCACGACATAGCGACCAAATTCAATCGTTGCTGTGTACCATCTAGTAGTGATTCCTCCATCTCTAAGATGCAGAACTCTTGTTAGAGCTGCACCTAGAGCGCGACCACCTTTTACAGTGGTCTGCCACGAGAACGCGGCTCCTCGAACAACGTTCGATATAGGAATAATATTCCGGAGTTTCATGATAGAATGCTTAAATGATGCATAGCTATCACTCGTTTTCGTCTTCAGTTTCCTCTTGCGAGGGCTGCAGGCACCCTTAGTAGGGTCGGTGGAGTGAACACCTTTGGGTTTAACCCCAAGGATATGGAACACAAATCTCAGGCCCCCCCAATTAGATTACTCTAAAAGGGATTTTAGGAAAATTCCTTTCTACTGCACACCATTTTACTGGCGATTAGTAACCTGGTACTGCTTACCAAACTTGGGATCACCCATACACCTGTGTCAGAACCTGCTTTATCCCTTTCGGGACAGTATCCTTTGGATGCTGCTAAGCAACCTATAGTCACCGACCAATCGTTACGATTGACCGTCCCTGTGATGGGTTTCTCTCTTTCGGAGATGACTACCTACTACTTCGGGCGCTCTCGTTCCCGGTCGCTTCTGTAGATACTGTGAGGGAACTCCTCACGGAGTCCTTCTTCAATTTTACACCTTTGCCTCCTCCCCACCGGGGAAATGGAGAGGTTAGTATACGTACTACGTGACCCGCAATGGGCTAGTAGAATAACTACCCAAACTAGGCGTAGTGACAGGGAAACACAGTGCAACTGCTGTGGGGGCTTACAGGGTCAAGCATTAGACCAGTAGTTCCTTCCTCATCGTTCTCCAAAGAGATTGAATTGAAATTTGCTACCTCCTCCCTTTCGGGCTGGAGCAACGTAACTCACAAACTTATCGAATGTAAATTCGTCTAGGAATTTGCTTGTCTGCTAGCAGACGGCGAATTGCCTGCAGGGACGTATGTCCC